CTCTAGCGCAAACAGAACAAGAGTTACAACGACTAGCAATTCAATAGTCTTAACTCCTGTTTTGGATGATGTAGAATATATTGTGCGCGTCAGGTCGGTTAGTGTAAACGGGTTTCGTGGTCCTTTCGCATCTGTCATTGGCAATGTTGGTGGTGATACTACTGCACCCGCCGTTCCAACGAATTTAGTTGCCACTGGGGGATACCAGTACGTGACGCTTGAATGGGACAATCCACCAGAAGCCGATTTCAAATATGCTGAGGTTTATGAAGCGACAACCGATGACATTAATGCAGCGTCATTTGTGGGTTATGGTGTTGGTACATTTACAAGATTTAATCTGCCGAATGATGAGCGCAGATATTACTTTGTAAGGTCAGTGGACTATAGCGGAAACACTTCGGCATTTACGAGTAGCGTCAACGCAATCACTGGCTTCCTTGAAAACGAAGACTTTGTTGAAGGCATCTATGCTATATTTAAGGAGCAAGGCCTTTATGCGATTGAAGATGTGACTACACTTCCTGCTTCTGGTGCTTTTGTGGGTGAAAAAGTATTCAACCGCACTGACGGGAAGCTTTATCAGTGGGATGGAAGTTCTTGGGATTTGGTAATTGCGGATGTTGCTGATAACTCAATCACTGCATCTGATAAGATTATTGCGAATACTATCACAGGTGGTTTGCTGCAATCCTCTGGGATCATAACCAATAGCGCGCAAATAGAGAATGCTACGATTACGACTTTGGCCATTCAGGGCCAAGCTGTAACAATACCTACATCTGCATATACAAGTGGGAATATATCCCTTGGTGGGTCTGGTAATAACTACACGGTTCAAACTATCAACTTCCAAAGCACAGGTGCGCCAGTATTTATTGATATGTCATTTGCATATCAGAATGGCTCGGTTGGCTCTGGTTTTGATGTTTCATTGCGCAGGGGGTCAACTACAGTTTATTCGTCTGGAAATAGAGATGCTTTTTCTAGTAACAAAGGAGCTTGGTCTGCTTCTTTTAAGGATACCCCATCGTTTGGCAGTGTGACTTATACAATTAGGGTCACAACAACACAGAACTGCTCAGGTACAGTTATTAATCAGCGTAGCCTAATGGCCTTGGAGGTTAAGAGATGATTAGCTTTACTGTATATGACGTTTCTACGGGCGAGATCGCAAGAACAGGGTCATGCCAAGATAGTGACCTTGCCCTTCAAGCGGGTGATGGAGAGGCAGTTATTGAGGGGGCTTATCTCGATACTGAATATTATTGGGACGGATCTAGTATGGTGGCCAAGCCAATCCAGCCATCATCTGATTATTTTTGGGATGCAGCGTCACTGTCTTGGGTTTTAGACAATGATTTAATAATGGATAGGTTCCGCTCAGAGCGAAATGAGCTTTTGTCATCATCTGATTGGACGCAGATGCCTGATGCCCCGCTAGACACGTCAACTAAGCAATCTTGGGCGGCATATAGGCAAGAATTGCGTGACTTGCCCAGCAACACATCTGACCCTGAAAATGTAGTATGGCCTACAATGCCTGAAGTGTGATACAATAATAAAGCCAAAGGAGAACGCAAATGGCAGAAATAGCGCATAAGCGCGGAGACACATTTGAGCTAACTTGCTCCTTGGAGAATGGCGGCAATCCTGTTGACATTACGGGTTGGACAGTTGCCGCGCAACTACGCAAGGGAGACGATACTTTAGTGCAGAGCGTAACTGTTACTGTCACTGATGCATCTGCTGGTGAATTTACTGTCACAGCGGCCAGCACTGAAACTGACGATTGGCCTATCGAAAATCTGGATATTGATGTAGAGTTCACAGAAGCAAGCGGGTCCGTCAGTTCGTCTGAAACATTCACGATCAATGTAATTAAAGACATTACAAGGAGCTAGGTGAATGGGGAAATATACACTTGTAGTAACAGACACAGGTAATGATATTGGAACCCTTACGGGTCAAACGCTTTCACTTGGGGTTCTTTCGGGATCAGGCCCAAAGGGTGATGGATTTACTGGTGGGTCTTACGACACTGGAACCAAGACATTTACATTTACATCTAACGATGGGTTGGGGTTCACCAGTGGCCCTATTGTCTTCAATGTAGTTGACGATACTACCCCGCAACTTGGTGGCGATCTTGATTTAAACTCTAATGATATTACAGGCACAGGCGATATTAATGTCACTGGTTCTGTTACGGGTACTGATTTTGTAGTTAATGGTGATTTGACCGTCTCTGGGACAACAACCACTGTAAACACAGAGACAATCAACCTTGCTGATAATGTCATTCTTGTAAATTCTAATTACTCTGGGTCAAGCCCGACTGAAGACGGTGGCATTGAGGTAGAGCGTGGCACATTGGCGAATAAGACGCTGGTTTGGAATGAAACAAGTGACAAGTGGACTGTTGGGTCGGAGACTTTTGTTGCAGCCACTTTTGAAGGCAACCTTACGGGCAATGTCACTGGCGATATTGCGGGGGATGTTACTGGCAATGCAGACACGGCCACTGCGCTTGAGACAAGTCGAACTTTTTCGCTAACCGGTGACGCTACTGGTTCAGCTTCATTTGATGGTAGCTCAGATGCATCCATTACGGTTACCATTGCTGATGACAGCCACAATCATACTATCGCCAATATAGATGGTTTACAGACTGCACTAGATGGTAAGGCTTCTGATGGTGCTAATAGCGATATTACTTCACTTAGCGGCTTAACGACTGCACTATCTGTTGCGCAAGGTGGCACAGGGGGCACTACAGCAGCGGCAGCACGAACAAACTTAGACGTAGACCAAGCTGGTGAAGCCTTGGCTCTAGCGATAGCATTAGGATAAGCACATGGCTAATACATTTAAGAATTATACGAGCGCGAGCGTGGGGACCGGCGCTACTACGACATACACCGTGCCATCCTCGACTACGGCAGTCGTAATCGGCTGCAACCTAGCAAACCGCACAACCAGCCAAATCAAAGTGGATGTCCAATGCGCTGGCGTCTACCTAGTCAAGGGCGCTCCGATCCCCGCAAACTCAGCGCTGTCTGTCTTGGATGGCAAGGTCATCTTGGAAACCACAGACACCGTGGTTGTGACATCAGACACAGCTAGTTCAACGGATGTGATCGTCAGCGTTCTGGAGCAAACATAAGATGGCGGGATACATTGGTTCTAAGGCAGTAAACCTAAGCACAACCGGCGCTGATATTGCTGGTGATGCTGATGTCAGTGGTAATCTGACGGTAGACACAAGCACCCTGCACGTTGACAGCACGAATAATCGGGTTGGCGTGGGAACGAGTTCCCCAGCAAGAACTTTGCATGTAAACTCTGGTGGCACTAACGGAATTGCTACATTTGAAAGCACAGATTCAACAGGTGTTGTATGGGTAGCTGATGGTAACTCTGCAAATACCTCACAGGTTGGACTTGGTGCTGTAACAGATGATATGCTGCTATATGCAGGCGGCTCAGAAGCCATGCGCCTCGATGCGAGCGGTAACTTGCTGGTGGGTAAGACGAGTGGAACTATTGCATCGCAAGGGCATGAACTTCGTTCAGCGGCAAATGGTGGCTGGGCAGGTTTTACTAATGATGGTGAAAGGGTTGCCTTCTTTAACCGCATGACCAGCGATGGTCAAATTGCTGTGTTCAGAAAAGATAACGTTGATGTGGGTAGTATTGGGACAAATAGTTCTGCACCTTATTTTGCAACGGCTGTTGGGTCTAATCTTGTTGGCTTAAAAATTCAAGGCGGTAGTGCGCCAAGAATTGTCCCAACGAATGGCTCTGGCGTTTCTACTGATAACTATGCTGACTTAGGTGAATCAAACGCACGATTTGATGACATCTACGCCACCAACGGTACGATCCAAACCTCTGACCGCAACGAGAAGCAGGACATTGCAGAGCTATCTGACGCAGAGCAACGTGTAGCTGTAGCGGCCAAAGGCTTGATGCGTAAGTTTCGTTGGCGTGATGCAGTAGAAGCTAAGGGTGACGATGCCAGAACACACTTCGGTATCATTGCACAAGACCTGCAAGCAGCATTTGCGGCTGAAGGATTAGACGCTAGTGACTACGCCATGTTTATCTCTACAACTTGGTGGGAAACACAGACTGAGGTGCCAGCGGTAGAAGCTGTGGCAGAGGTGCTTGACGAAGAAGGTAACGTAGTCACTGAGGCTGTAGAAGCCAAGGATGCATACACCCGCACAGATACATATGACACACAAGAAGAAGCGCCAGAGGGTGCTACAGAGCGCACTAGGCTTGGGGTTCGATACAGCGAGCTACTGGCGTTTATCATAGGAGCTTTATAATGGCTGGCTATATCGCAAACGCACCAGTTCCACAGGCCACGCAAACGCGGCAGACCTTTACGGCTACCTCTGGGCAGACCAGCTTTGCCACTATTGGTTATGTGGCTGGCGGTCAGTTCATACAAGTGTACCTCAATGGCGTGTTGCTTAAGCTGACAGACGATTACACGGCGGCAAATGGTAGTGACATTGTTTTAACATCTGGCGCTGCAACCGGAGACATTCTTGAGTTCATTACGTTTGCTGACTTTACTGTGAACAACCAGAACTTTACTGGCGGTCTAACCGTAGACAATGATGGCTCAACTGTTTTGACTGTAGATCGTGCCACCTCAGACGGAACGATTATTGATCTGCAGAAATCAGGAAGTTCTGTGGGGGTCATTGGGGTCAATGGTCGATTAACGATTGATGGCGCAAGTGACGGTGTGGGTCTGTATTTTGGTGGTAGTGCGTTGCTTCCAAGAGAAGGCGGGTCGATTACTGATGGCACTGTCGGACTTGGCGGTAGCACTCAGCGCTTTACTGACCTCTACCTGTCTGGCGGTGTATACCTTGGCGGGACTGGGTCGGCTAATAAGCTGTACGACTATGAGCAGGGGGCGTTTAGTGTCGGCTTCAGTGGCGCAACTATTTCTGCAACTAACACTACGGGCTATTACACTAAAATAGGTCAATTAGTTCACTGGAACTATTATTCTGGCGCTTCCAATATCAGTGGGGCATCAGGCAACGCAATTATAACTGGACTCCCATATACTGTTTTGAACAATCTTAATG